AGACTGATTGCTGATCGCTGATTGCTGATCCCTGATTGCTGATCGCTAAAAACTCACGTGATCGTCGGTTTTCCGGTCGGTGTGACCATCACCTCGGCAGTGTAGGCATCTTCCTGCGCGGTGATACGACTGATCTCCTCGATGTGAGCCGAGAATGCGATCGTCTCATCCGCGCCATCCGGCGAGATCACGCTCATACTCACCGGATTGTCGCTGTCGAATGCAGTCTGAATGGCTGCATGGGTGGTCTGGTCCGTGTCCCAGCCCAGCACCATCTTGAAGCTCTCCAATGAGCGCTTGCCAGTCGCCACGCGCTTTGCCCAGCCGCCGGTGGCGCTGTGTGGCGTCGCGTCCGCGATGAATTTTTTAAACTTCGGAAGCTCGCTGCCTTCCAGCACGTCCACGATCGCGGTCAACGTTGTCCCTACCGTGATCTTGATTTGCAGTCCAAATCCGCCTTCTGTCGTCATAAGAAACTCCTTTCGATATCAGCCACGGCTAGCGCCGTAGGCGATGCAATAAGTTGTCCTCGAAGACTCCGAAGACATTGACCAGCGGCCCGCTCGTAGCGCGGATCCTCTCAGGATGCGGGCATTTCACGAACGCCTCACGCCAGAGCTTCAAATGTTCTTCGAGCGGAACATCGAAGATGTCATGATAAAACCCGGGCCGCGGATGGCAGTACTTAACGTCGCCCTGGTAGCAGTCCATCCCGCACAGGATGACCGGGTCGCAGTCCATCCAGGATGCAAACCAGGTCGCCAGTCCAAAGGACTGGTTCACATCCCACCAGCCGCGCGGCAGATCGATATCGCTCGGTTCGTGCGGTGAGACGACCAGACCGTCGAATGTTTTCAAAACATCCTCTACCGCCGGCGCCCAGTACAAGCGATCCTGGTACACCAGCACATCCGGCCGGCAGTGATGGAAGGCATGATCATTCACGCTGATCAGACGGCATTCCTCGGGAAGGCGTTTCAGGTCACCCGGCAGGCTGGGACCACCGCCGAGAACCGCCGCAGGCCTCCCGCGGAACCATGCACGCAGTTTATGAAACGGCACATCCATCGGCACTCTGGTCATCTCATAGCCTGTAATTGATCAACACATCGATGCTGGCCGTGGGTAACTGCTTTTGATCTGCCCAATCATCATTCGCCATCGTTTTGCAGAATTTGACCTGCACGCCACTCATATCGCCTTTGAATCCGTTGAGCTTTGTGCGGATCTTGTCTGCAATGCTGGCCGCATTGACATACGCGCTCGCGCTGGCAGTCTCCTTCGCAGTCACCTGGATCTGGACGCGTGCCTTATAAAATCCAGTCCTGCCGCCATGAGACAAAATCTCCTCGTCGTCAACGATCTGATAACTCCAGGCCGGATAGGCCTCATCTTGCGGGACCTGAAAACCGAAGCCTTTGCCCGCTTCAGGCACTTCCGCTTCGATATACGGTGCCAGACCTGCCATCACAGATGTCGCCATTAATTAACCTTTCGCCGCCTTCTCGATCTCACGACCGAGCACTTCGCCAACTGCCTGGATTGCCGCGTTGCCCTGGCTCTCTGCTGCCGGCTTCAGGAATGGCTTTGCCGCAAAACCTCTCACTTTTCGAGCGAAGACCCATCGTCCTCCAACCGTAAAGACCATGGCCGGTTTCCTTCCTGCGAATTGCCTGCGAATAGCGCCGCGCGCCTCTCTCGAGGAGGATGTACGCAACTGGATTTCCTTGCGCGTTCGTTTGCGTCTTTTCACGCCATGCGGCTTCACGCCATATTCGGAGAACCGGTAATACCAGTGGTCCGCATCCGGGCCGATGGCCACATACAGCGCGTTATCCTTGACACCCTGGGCGCCCGCTGATCGCCACTTCTTTGAGAGTTGCCCGCCCTTCACGACCTCGATGCCAATGTATGGACCCGGTGCCTTGGCCTTGGCTGCGCTCTGTATGATCCCTCCGCCCGCGGCCAGCGCCTCGCGAACCACAGCCTCGCGCACAGCGCCTGCCAACTTCCTGAGCTTGCGGTTGTGTTCTTCCAATGAGCGCGGATCGATCCTGAGCTTCCCTCGGATATTCTTCGCATTGCGAAAATTGGGACGCGGCATTTTCAAATTCTCCTTTGTGCTCCTTCGTGTCCTTTGCCGATCGAGCCTTTATTCAGATTCATTTGGCTCCTCATCTTCCTCTGCCTTCCGCCTTCTGCCTGTCGATCGCTGCTCGCTGACTTCCTCCGCCTGCCCCGCCGCGATCCATTGCTCAGCGGTTCTTTGCGAGATCAGGACCACTTCGCCTTTAGGCCAAACGCCACCATTGATCACCCTGGCAACCAGCAGCCGCACTTTTAGATCACTCATAAAAACCTTCTCCTTCGTGCTCTTTGTGCCCTTCGTGTTTAAACATCACGAGACCACCTTCCTCGATTCCATCGTCAGCTCACGTTTCGTGCCGTCGAAATCCAGCACCGATGTGATATTGAAAATATCCGAGCCCAGCACGATCTCCATTTTTGGAAGGATGTCCGTCCGATAGCGGGTCTTCCAGCGCGTGGTCACGATCGACGTCTGCCGTCCCGCTTCATCCAGCTCCGACCCGGTCCAATCCTCCCTCGAAGCGAACACGGTGGCCACCGTCGTGCCGGTCCCCTTGCGACCGCCAAAGTCCCGGCTGGCATCTGTCGCCGGGTTGCGGATCGTGATCTGGTGCCGGTATTTGCCGGCGTTGATCATTCTGCCTGGCAGAAGAGTCATTCGAGCACCATCGATCTCCGTGTTCGTGTCCGTGTCCGGCTGGCTGGCTTCTTCTGCGGCTCATAACGCCCGAATACATGGACCAGCGGACCGCTCATCGCCCGGATCCGCTCCGGATGCGGGCATTTATCGAATGCCTTGCGCCAGCGGATCAAGTGGTATTTCAATGGCACACGAAAAACCGGATGATCAAACCCGGGCCGAGGATGACAATACTTCACGCCTCCCTGGTAACAATCCATGCCGCACAGGATCACCGGGTCATATCCCATCCAGCACGCGTACCACGTCGCCAGGGCAGACGACATATTCTCATCCCACCAGTCCGCGGGCAATTCGATATCGCTGCCCAGCTTCGGGCTCACCACCAAGCCGGTGAAAGTTTTCAGCACATCCTGCACCGCCGGCGCCTGATCTAAATGATCCTGAAATACCAGCACATGCGGCTCGCAGAAATTAAATGCGTGATCATTGACGCTGATCAGCACACAATCTGTCGGCAGTTCTTTCAGGTTCTTCGGCAGGCTTGGCCCGCCACCCAATACAGCCGCAGGTTTCACGGCAGCACATCCTCCGACGGCGATTTCAAGATCACCACGTACACGTTATCGGAAAGATCGCTCGAAGATGTCTGTTGCAGCGCGCCTGCCACCGAGATCTCACTCTCGAAATTGGACGATTGATCGCCGCTCACGCCGTGCACACCTATCAGGCTGATCACGTCATCACCATAGAGCGCATCAGGCACTCCGACCCCGCCGGCGCTGCTCAACCCGCGGAATTGATACGTCCGATATCGCAGAGCCTCTCCCTCGAGCTGCGCCAGCGCAAATGTCAGGCCAAACGGCAGCGTGCCTGCATCGCCGATCATCGACGGATTATCGAACCACAGCACCATCAGCATTGTCGCCGCGGCCACCGCCAGGGGATGCCTGGTCGTGTCCTGGGTCCAATCGCGGCCCGTCGCGCGCTCCACGAACTTATCCACCTGCGGCAGCAGGTCAAGCATCCGAAGATCGGACGCTTCCACGCGCAGCGCGTTGGCCGCCTGCTGAGCGGTCAGGATGTTTCCATAAGTTACAGCGGTCCCAGTGAATGTCGATCCCATTTAGCTCACCGTGAAACTCTCCGGGTTCGTGAACGCATATCCTGCCAATTGTTTCCAGGCGAAATAATCGCCTGCATCCAGCAGGAACGCCACCACGCCGTTGTCGTCGGTGCCACCGCGCGCAATGACATTCGCGCCAGCCTCATCCGTGCTGACCCACACGTCCACACCATCCACCGGATTTCCACCAACGGTGATCGTGATCGGCCAGGAAATGGCGCCGGCTCCCAACGTGGTGACCCCACTGATATCGGCATCCAAATGCTCTATGCCCGCGCGTCCGACGGTGAACAATTGCGGCACATGCTGGAAATCAACTGTCGCGTCGCTTGTCTTGAAGATCGCAACATACTCGCCCTCGACCGTCACGGATCCGGCCGCGAGCTGATAGCTGTATACGCCCCCACCGATCTCCGACGCAGCTGCATCCGTCACGATCTGGGTCCCATTGCGATACACATCCACGGTGACCGTCAGCCCGGTCTTGCCCTGTTTCGATGCTACAAAGAAGGCATGAAATTTAAGAGCTACAGCGATCTGTTCCAGGGTCATAGGTTCCTCATCGCTCCTTCCATGCTCGACATGCTGGGCTTCAGTATCTTCGATACACCGCCACCCCCCATGGCGTTGATGCTCATTGCCGCATCGATTTCGCTGGCTTGCAGAAGGCTCATGATCTTCCTCGCCGAGAGAGGCTGCGAAGTATCCACCTCGACGACCTGAACCACAGAGACGCGCTTGTTCGGGAACAGAGCTTGAGCAAGATCCGTCTCTGCGACTTGCGACAGGACGATGAGCTTTCGTTTGCCAACTGCCTGCGCGGTATCGGTCTCACCGACCTGACCGACTGATTTGATCTTCCGCTTTGCAACCGCCTGAGCCGTGTCAGTCTCGCTGACCTGGCTAACCAGGATATTTCCACCAGAGCTAATCCCCTGGGCAAGGTCTGCCTCCGTGACCTGGGCCACCATGCGATGCTTCGGAGCCCATGCAACTATTTGAGCTGTATCAATCTCTGAGACCTGACCGACTTCTCTGGTCTTGATCTTGTTGATCGCCTGGGCCAGATCAGTCTCACTGACCTGGGTGACGGAAACTTGCTTGACCCGTGTGATCGCCTGAGCAGTATCAGCCTCGCTCGTCTGTCCAATTGCAGCTTGCTTGACTTTGCCGATCGCCTGGGCAGTGTCAGTCTCTATTACCTGCCCGACCGGCGTAGCTCCCGAAGAAAATGTGATCGCCTGCGCCAGGTCCGTTTCAAGTGCCTGCCCGACCGGACGGATTTTGACTTTGGCAATCGCCTGCGCCGTGTTCGTTTCAGTATTCTGTCCCAATAATTTCTGCTTGATTCGAGTGATCGCCTGCGACAGATCGGTTTCAGTATTTTGCCCAATCCCCTTATTCTTGACCTTCCCAATTGCCTGCGATGTATCCGTTTCGGTTGTTTGATTGACAGGTGTGCTGGCAGATGATTCTCGTATCCGCACCAGCGCCGTCATCCCCGTTTGCGCAACAGACAACGTCCATCCTACCACCGCCGCCGCACTGCTTGGACCAGCCGAAGGCAGGGCAGTTGAACCGGATGCTTCTAAGTCGTCACCGCTTGAAGTGCTCCCTTCAGTGGCGGGATTTTCTGTCACCGTCCCGAATGTGACTCCAGTAGCGCTCAAGGTCGGCGAGCCGAACGTGGAATTGTTTCCGGCAATGGTCGTAAACGATACAACTGCATCGCCAACCGTGATTCCAATATCCGCCCCCATCGTTGCGGCGTAATCCGTACCGCTGGATACGTCACTGCCTTTGTCGCCAACAGGTACATTTATGGTTTTTCCGGCAGTTGGCCGAAAACGAATGATGACGCCCAGACCAACACTTGCGCCGCTAAATCCAACGGACGGTGTTGTCGGATCGCCTGATTGCCAGTAGCGATAATAGGCGGCTTGTTTTATAGAGCCTACATCTGTCCCACTGCCAACCGTACCATTTGTCCCATCGGTATTCGGAATCAGGGTCCAGCCGGAGGGCGGAGTAACGGTGGTTGTATAGGGCTTGACGCCAAAATACAACACATGCAAGTCACCCGCTTGTGGACTCGCAGGCATGACAGGGTCAACGCTTGCGCCTGCGGATGACGGATCCCATGCTCCAGCCGTGATGACGATTGTCATTGGTTATCTGTTCGCGCTGTGATTTACGATGCTCTGAAAAATCCAGCTGCTGCCAGTTGCGCCACGATATCCGAACCATCCGGCGTCACCACGAAATCATGCTTCGTCAGCGGGATGCCAGTGGAATCCGCTCCCGGCGTCACCCCATCCGGGAAATAGACCACCACCAACGCGCTGATGGCATTACCGGTTGCGCCGGTCCAGGTAATGTCGGCGGAATCAATATCAACCCGTTCGTTTGTATCATCCACCGTAATGACCAGATCCGCCGCCGCCCATGTCTTTCGTCCCATCGTGGTCTGTTCGTTCGATGTACCCGCCAGCAGCGCCGCCAGGTCGTTGTGATCCTTTAGCGTTGCATCTGCTTCGATACCTGATGTCTCGATCGGAACGATTTTCAGTCGTGAATTTGCAGGTGAACCATCCTCCACATTTTGTACATATTGAGCCACCTTGCCTTTTGCAATATTGAACACAAAATCAGCCATATCCTTGCTCGTTTACTCCGGCTTCTTCGAAGACCGTCTCCTGCCGGAACTGCTGGAGGAGTCTTGACTCTCAACCTCCTCAGCCTTTGGCGCCGTTGCGCCAGGTGCGGGTTGCTGCGCCGCAGGCGGGCGCGCAACAACGATCCAGCCGTTCTGCTCATACTCGGCTTTCTTCTCGGCTGGAACGTACATGCGGCCTTCACCGGCCTTTTCCATGAGATAAAGCTCAGCCATAATCAATTCCTTTCATCTCCCCTAAATCGCCGAAGGCTATTTGGGGGAGATGTCCGAAGGACAGAGGGGGCCAGGGAGTGGCCTATCCAAGCAGCGTGGCAATCGCCTCGCTCTTGACAGCCTTCGTGCCCCAGGCCAATGCAACTTCGATGATCACCAGGTGATATCCCGGATACACGGAAAGCAGGAACGAGATCCCGCTGTAGGGATCTGTGATTACCTCGTGCTCGCCGAGTGAGCCTTCCCGTGGCAATTCAGGCAGACGTGTGAGCAGGTGGATCGCATTGCGTTCGAACGCGAAGTTGCCAGTGTAGGCATTTCCAACAGCCACCGGGTCATTGTTGACCCAGGCCACCTGATTGCCCGGTTTCGCCAGGACGATATCACCATCGCCATCACCCGCAAATCCAGTGTTGATGATGTACTTATTCGTGTCGCGGCCGGTCTTGGTATTGGTCAGCACATCGCCCACCAGGAGTGAGCCAGTGCCGGTGTCCACATGGACCGTGGTCGAGCCGGCTGCATAGCCCGCGGTCAGGTCCACGAGATAGCCTGTGCCGTCGCCTTTCGTGTGCGCAGCAATCTGCCCGGATTCGTGGAAATCAAATCCTTCGAGTCTGCCGAGGTTCCCCTCACGCAACAGCTCTGCCGAGCCGGCTTCGTTAACCTTGAATAGGCTGGATTGCTTGGCGCGGATATTGGTTCCGCTTGACGTGTTCAGCACGAAATGCATGTCGCTGGTCCAGGCGCCGTTGTCCGCCAGGATCTTGCGCACCTGCGCCACGTCAGAGAGATCTCCGGCAGTCCCGAAAGGCGTTGTGCCGGCTGTGCCATAAGCGCGCGAGGCGCCCTGCTTTGCAGCGGTAAAAAGATCGGATTCGACCTCGTTGACCAGCGTGCGAAATGCCTGAGCGAGCTGATCCTGTTTGACGTTGTCGTAGATCTTGCTGATGGATTTCTGCTCTTCGCCGCTCCAGCGGATCGGCACCTTCCGGACCTTGCTAATGGTCATCTGTCCATATCCAACGGTCTGACCCGCCGGATCGGTGGGCGTTGCCGCAGGCGTCACATCCGACGCGGCCATCGTGGGGACGATGGGGTAGGTAATGTTTTGAGATTTCGCGACCATATCGGCAGATGGGTCCATAAAGACTCCGCCGATAAAGCCGGTCTGCTCGCGCAGGACGCGGTCAGCAGCAACCTGCGCATCGACGACAAGGCCAGTTAATGTGTTTGCAGTCATGGGCGTATCTCCTAATCAGTGAGTTTCCCGCCGCTCTTGGCAAACGCCAATCGCTCGCGTGGGGTCAGAGCTTTGAACTCGGGAAGCGCCATCGTTTTGGGCTTTCCGCTTTCATCGCTCTGGTTGAGCGATGGGACAGCGGGATCCGGAGGGACGGTAAAGAACGAGGCCATATTGTCTGTCACCAGCGATGCGTCACGCATGCTGGCGTACAACTGGTTCGCCTGGTCTGCCTTCGCGGTTGCCTCGTCCAGCGCGGGGCGCAGCGAAAGCGCCTTCTCCTTACCCTCTGGAGTCCCTTCGTTGAAGGCGGCATCCATCTCAGCCAGTATCCGCTTTTTTTCGGCATCCGCAGCTTGTGCGGCGTCAAGATAGGGCTTCAGATTCATATTCGAATTCTCCTTATTTGAAAATCTCAACATAGTCACGCAGGCGCTTCGCCTCGTGCTCAATAACCACATCGGCTGAAGCGCTGGACTCCAGCTCGCGCGGATGATTGACATCCTGAGCCTGCCCCGCACCCGCGGAGCCAGACGAAAAACTCCTATTGAGCAGGCGGGTGATAGTTTCTTCGAGTGTCCCGATCCGGTCCGCCATTCTCAAATCTACAGCCTGGCGCGCACCGACCACCCGCCCCTCTCCAAATCCATTGCGGACCGTGGCCGGTTTCGTTTCACGATTGCGAGCAATGGCTTCGACGAAGGCATCATATGCTTCTCCAACCCTTACCTCGATCGCGGATTTGGCCTCCTCTGTTAGGGCTTCATATGGATTCCCCTCGACCTTATATTTTCCTCTGCTGATCAGCGAGATCTTGATCCCATTCTGTGCAAGGGCTCCACTGATATCTCGGTGTACCGCGAAGACGCCGATGGATCCGACCTCCGCCGAGGGCGTCACCACAACCTCATCCGCGGCGCTCCCGATCCAATAGGCTGCCGATGCCATCGTGTGATTGGCAACGGCCACGATCGGCTTTTGCCCGCGCGCATCGAAGATGCGTTTGGAAACCTCGTCGATGCCGTTGACCTGGCCGCCCGGGCTGTCCACATCCAGCACGATCGCACTGATCTCCGGGTTCTGGACCAACTCCGAAAACATCGCACCGAATCGTTCCGCACTCGTGGCGCCGGAGACATCGGTCATCATGTTGGCGCGCGGAAAGATCGTCCCAAACAGCGGCAGCACAGCCACGGTTTTCACCTGGCGCTCTGGAGGACGCACCGCGCCATGTATTCTTGATTGGATTTCCTCCGCATCGAGCTTCTCACCGGAGATGTGTCTCACGACGATCTCCTCGAGCACGGCCAGTTTATAAGGCAGGATCGCCCAGGGAGAATCTACAAAAGCCTGCAAGAGATAAGATTGCCGCTGCGATGGCTGACCGCTGATCGCTGATAGCTGACTGCTGATCTCTGATGGCTGACCGCTGATCGCTGATGGCTGACCGCTGATCGCTGATAGCTGATAGCTGACTGCTGATTGCTTCTTCACCATCTCACTCTCCTTCCGGCGGTGGAGGCTCGCCGCTCACCGGGCCGTAATTTTTGGTCATATAGAACTTGCTGCCTTCCGGATAACCATCGCGATCTTCGATCTCGCGTGATTCGTTGGGCGTCAATGTGCCGGAGCGCATCTGGATCTCGTGCAGCTCGGCCCGGCTCTTGGCATTCGTGCGCAGGATCGCCTCCCGAATGAATTTGAAATAATTCCCCTTTTGATCTGCTTCAGAAAGCCAGCGCAAGCGTGCAGCCTGCTCCCACTGCACCAGGTGCGGATCAAGACAGGATTTTAAATAATCCAGGTCCTGCTGTTCGTTGCTTTGATAGGATTGTTTACCGGAGTTAAGTTTGTACGCCGGGAACTTGAAAAAGTTTGCGATCTCAAGATCGGTGGCATTGACGCTTTCCAGGAATTGCGCATCTCGGAACTGCATTGTGATCGGCTCGAACTTCACGACCTTCTGATCGAACACCGCCAGGTTGCCCGCATCTTCGGCGCCACGGATCGCATCGCTATATGCCTCACGATAAGCATCCCGCCCTTTTTTATCGAGCATCGCATTGACTTGGATATAGGCTGCTGGATTCAATCCCTGGCCCTGCACATTGCCCTGTGTGGCAGATTGTCCCATCCGCAAGCCTATCGTCTCACGCGCGTATTCGAGCATTCCCCTGCCCCAGATCCCGTTCGTCGAGTTGATCATCACGTGCATTACCTCAACCGATGGAATAAAACGCTTCCTGCCGTTGGGGAATCTCACCTCATACCAAAGATCCCCATCTGGATCGAACTTGGGTATGGTCACATTGGTGGGCAGGATGAACAATTCGCGTACAGACGGCGGAGGCGGCAGCCAGAGCAGCGCGTTGCCCCAGAAGAGCAGCCACAGCAGCGCCGTCTTCTTCAGGATGAACGGGCTCATCCAGCGGTTGGGGCTGATCTCGAGCAGGTACGCCATATTGCGAAGAAATGCATCTGGATCGATCTGTTGAGTGAGCCGCAGTCCATTTGGAAGCCGCATGCGCTCGAACTGCTGGAAGGGCATCACGGCGATATCATCGGTGATCGTATTCGAGCAGCGATATACCGCCGCCACGCGTTTCGATGTTTCCGGGCCGACTGATTGCCTGGCCCGGGTTTGAGATCGCCCCGCCCAGATGCTCCCGCCCTGGTCCGGCACCGATTCGGTCTTCGAAGGCTGCGAGCCTTTTGGAGATGCAATTGCTCCGCTAACGATCATGAGTCTCCAATCTCCAGTCTCTGGTCTCTAATCCCTCATACGCTCCAAACACGCCTGTCAGCGGTCCGCTCATCACGCGGATGCGTTCCGGGTGCGGCACGCTGTTGCGGCAGTCCTCCACCCAGGGACGTGTATAAAAATCCAGCGGCATATCAAACATCGGAGAGTGATAGCTGGATGGCGTGCAGTGCTTCAGTGGCCCCTGGTAACAATCCATCCCGCACAGGATCACCGGATCGCATCCCAGCCAGAGCGCGAACCAGGTGGCTGTATTCGAGCTGAAGAACCCGGTCCAAACATCAGGCACGTCAAAGAGCACATCCGTCGTCGGTTCCGGGCTCACGTGGATCGCCCGATGCTCTCGCACTGCCATGACCTGAAGCGGATTGGTCTCCGGAGTGTCGTTGTAGACCATGTACTTGATCGCTCCCGGTTTCGTGTGATAAAAGCCGTGATAATTGACCGCGATCAAAAGGCTTTTCTTTGGCAGCCGCGCCAGATCTGCGGGCAGGCTCGGACCGCCTCCCAGGATGGCAGCCGGGCGTCCTGCATATCGATCACGAAGTTTCGAGAGCTTCATCATTGCCTATCGTTCTCCTCCGAAAGCTGAGCGCTGTTCGCTCTTGACTTCCCGATCAGGAAACTGAAGACCAGACAAAAAATGCCGGCAGAAAAAAGGGCCGCTGGTGGATAGAGGATGAACGCGCCGGCGGTGATCAGCAGCGCGCCCAGCCAATAAAAAATATCATCAAGATAATTCTTCATTCCCGCCTGATCAGTCCTGCAATCTGCACAATACCAATCGCCAGGGCGCATAAGCCGATCAATAATTCCTGGTATTGAAAATGGATTCCCAGGTAGAGCAGGCCGATCAAAAGCCAAAAGAGAATCTGTACGAACTGCATTACGGTTTCCAATTTCTGATCGCGGCTGTCAGATCACGAATCGCATCGACTAAATCGTCTTCCTTGGAATCGTCAGATTGGACCTCGAATGCCTGCTCCAGTTTTGCCTTCACGTTGTTATTCACCCGCAGAGCGGCATACCGGGCTGTGCCCTCGCCGGTGTTCGAGCTTACTCGTCCCCACACGATCCCATCTTTCTCAGCGTAGACCTGATACACTGTGAAAGGCACACCGTTTGTATATCCGCCTACCTGATTTGTTGCAGGTGTGGTTTTCATCTGGCTCCGAATGTTCACATTTCCAAGTGCGGTGTAAGCGCCAGG